GGATTGCCAGCGACCATCGGGCGAACGCCGCGAACAAAGAATCTACCCGTGGGGTTCATGTCGTATTCGCCTGACTCAAATCTCGCCGCTAGCGACGCCCCGCCAAAGGTGCCTATTTTATGATCAGATCCAAAGGCCGACATAGACGGAACGCCACCCAGGAACGCTGACGAATCAAAACTATCAGTCATGCTGTCGATGCTGGTGTAAAGCGTATCCAATTGATCGAGCGTCAATCCATCAGTGTAGTTGTTGAACAAAATCTCTATATCTTGCTCAGCGTTAGTGAATCTGCCTTCCATGTAATTAAAGGCAAAGACCTTGTTCGGCCCGCCAGTGGTCGCGTCCGAATCGGGAAAGCACCACAAAATGTTTTTCGTCTGATAGTCAACCGCAACAGTGACGCGCTCTAAATACCCTTGGTCCGCAAGGGATAAAAATGTCTTGTCAGCCTTTGCGTAGCCAATGGGGGTGACAGAATTTCCATCGGTCACATAAAACCCATCGTGAGCAATAAAGTACGTCATCTCGCCGACTTGAACCATGCTTCGCGGGAACCAGCAGCCGTGAGATTTCTCGAACGTCTGCACCTGAAATACCGCGTCCCCGCCAACGTAAGTGAACCGCGTTATCGCGCGCGCCTGAAACACTAGTCCGTAGAACTGACCGCCAGCAATTGCCGTAACCGCCCCATGCTCACCTGAGAGCGTCTGCGCGCCAGACTGCACCGCGCGAGCGGCGGCAGTGTTAGGCGTCTGCCAGTCGCGAGGATTGTCAATCGCGCTCCACTGCACCCGATGCGGGACTGTCCCGCCAATCACATCGGTATCGCCAACAAACACAAACCGACCGATTACGCCCACCTGCCTAGCTCTTGGGGCTGTGCCCGAAGTGCCCAGAGCAGTGGTTGACACCGCTCCGGCGGTGAGCGCCTGAATCGTGTCGGCATAGTTTGTGGCAATAACCAAGTTATCGAACTGCGCGAATCGCCAGTACCCATCGGCTGCCGTGTTATAGGTCGCCGCTGACAAGTCAGTCCATGTGCCTGCGTTATCAAAAAACAAGTCCGCAGTTGTGCCCGCATACAGGAATGAATCACCCGTAGAATCTAGCGCACTAAATGCCCCGATAACCCGCGCATTGACAGCACTGCCCGTTGTAGACAGGGCTAGAAAATCTTTGTAATGCCCATCAACTGCGAGAACATTCTTAGCCTCGGTCAGACCAGGATTTTCATAAAATGGAAGGTCAGGGAGCCATTCCCCGAAATTGATGATCTTAGAAGCCTTGAAGCTCATCCCGCCTTAACCGCAAGCGTAGAACCACTCCACCGCTCGCCCTTCTCCGCCATTTCCACACTGCGAAATTCAGTTGAATATAGTTCGTTCCATATCCCCATGCGCTCATCGTCGTGCAGCATCATCGCGGCCTCCATTAAGGCTCCATACAGCAGCAAATTGGGAGCGTAAGAGGTAAACCAGTTAGTGGTAGGAGACGTGCTGTTAAGAGAAGGAAGCCGCTTGTAGTAGATCCCGGTGATCGTGTAATCGCCGGGATATGGCCCAAAGATGAACGAATCCCCAGACCTTGCAATCAATCGGGGGATTTCCGCCCCACTTCTGACTGGATACCGGGCATAGATGTATTCAGGCGTCGACCGCTCCAGCGAAACCACGGGGGTCGTGCTGACGTTGGCAAACTTCAATTCCAGGTAATCCGCAGGACACGCAGCAGTACCACTGGCGATGGTCACGGACAGCGCAGCCTCCATCGCCCGAATGCGAAGTGACCGATACAGCTTATTCTCTGCGGCCTGAATGAAGTTAGGCACAAATGACGCCATATCGCTACGTGCGAGGTAATCCTGCACAGCAGTAGACAGCGTTGCGTAGTCTGAGATTAAAGCCAATTACGTCACCTTTTCCCCGGCTACGGTTTCAATCACCGCAGGCAATGAGTGTGCAATCACATAGAACGCATGTTCTCCGGTAATCTGCACTGTTTGGATATCGAACCGATCCCACAGCTTAGGCAGCCACCACTGCAACGGCTGCTGGATCAAATGGGCATTCCTTCCGTCTGACAGCACCTTTACCGCAGGGCCAGTGTGGATAGTACAGAACAACAGCCCCTCAGTGCAGCGCTTCAAGTCGTCTAGAACTTCATCAAGACAGTCCATCTCGATATGCTCCAGAACATCAATACACGCCACCATTTGAGCGGGGATTGGAGCGCCAGCAAATTCAGGGACCCCAGCGTCATACGCCTGATAGGTCAGTTTCGCAGCGGGAGTGATGTGCTTATAGAGGTTCGTCTGCCTCCCACACCCGTAGTCTAGAAGGTGCGTGATCTGCATCCGGTCGATGATCTGCGTAACGATTGGCGCGTACTGAATGGATGCCGTCCCATAGTTTCCAAAACTATGCAGCCGTTCCTGTTCTGCCCGGTATGACTCGGTAATCAGCGTCACGCCTTCTTCCTCATCTTGTTGTGAATGCTACGGCCCATTAGCTCTTCATAGGTAACGGTAGAGACTGACCGAGCATAAGCATCATTCCAGACCTCATCCTCAGCCAGTCCGATTGTCTCCGGCCAGCACGGAATGCCTTTCGTGAAATGAAGCAACTTGGCGCCATCCGTGGGGACATACCCGCAGCAAGCGTTCCATTCTCGCGGTAGCTCTCCAACGGCCTTTGCCCACGTCAAATCCAGCGGGTTATTACTCTCGTTTTCGATAAACCCAGGCGTCAGGCTCCTGCACCGCGCATTGCTGAACAGCATCATAGACGCCCATTCAAACCTCGGCTGATCCTGAACTACCATCACGTCATAATTCATATCGCTAAGATTGAACAATTCCACAATATCGCCCGTGACTACCATATCAGCGTCGAGGAACAATCCCGCCCCCTGGTACTGGCACAGCCACGGAACCAGAAAGCGCGAATAGGTAAACTCCGTCAATCCATGCCGCTTGATGGGCAGCGTGTTAAGCACTAGCGGGGTAATAGATACAGGCTCGCTAGCGTGCTGCCAAATTGAAGAGGCCAACACCGTCCATGCGAGCGGCTGCCGGTTGTCCACCCCGATAAAGATTCGGTGCTGGTGGGGGCTTACTTGCACAGCAGCCCCTTAACCTCAGCAAGTTGAACGTCCCAGCTATCGCCGTTAATCAGCGTTACCCACGGATGCCACGCCAATCCTCCCGCGAACTTCCAACACGGCTTGGACGATTGCAGCGCATAGACCGGAGTCCCAATGGCTGCTGCCAGGTGCACTACCGTAGTGGGAACCGACACAACCGCATCCAGCGCAGCCACCATCGCGGCAGTGTCGTCATAGTCCTGCGTGAGCGTTGCATAGCCGTACTGCGCAACGCCATCAATCGTGTCTCCGGGCTTGTACTGGAGATTGACAAAATGCGCCTTCATCGACAGCAGTGAGTTAAACGCTTCCTTGGGGATCGTGCGGAACGGGCTGCCTGTTTTCCAGATCCCACCGGACCACGCCAGCCCGATACACGGAACGCCCTTTGACTTGAACAAGGCTTTCCACATCGCTACTCGGTCGGGGTCGGGCTTTAGGTACGGATCGCCCGTAAACTGATCATCCTGGATGCGGTAGAACTTGCCTAGCTCGCCGCTGGAAATCGACGCATCAATGTGTCGATCTTCTTCCGCCCAGTCTAGATACTGGCTATTACGGGTTCCATAAACCTTGGCCTCCGGGAAAGATCGCCGAAACAATGCAGCAAGTCGTGGGTCACAATCCAAAATGACCTTCTTGCAGTCACGGATAAGCTCTTTGTACATCGAGGCAAAGACGATTTCATCTCCCAGCCCCTGCTCGCCGTACACGACAACCGTCTTGCCTTTCTCGCCATTCCATACAGGTTCTTCCCCGTACTTCACCAGTCTGCGAGCAGAAGTTCCTACGCTTGCGCTGTAATATTTCCATCCCTGCTGCCACTGCCTACGAGCAAGTAGTGCAGTGCCGAGGTTATGGCGACTCTTTGCATCGTTAGGGTCGATAATCAAAGCCTGACGCGCAATCGGCTCAGCTTCTGCAAACCGCGCATCCTGAATCAACACCGCAGCCAGATTGGTCAGAATCAACAGCTTCTGCTTGTTGTTCTCGCACAGCTCTAAAGCCTTGCGGTAGCACTCCTCGGCCTCTTTGATCCGCCACAGCGTATCCGCACACCGCCCCTTGTTGATCCACCCCTCTGGGCGGTCGGGCTTAAGAGAGGTCACCCGGTCAGCCAGCGAATAAGCCACCGTCACTTTTCCGGCCTTCTCCATGATGTGAGAGGCCACTAGCAGCGCCAAGGGATCGCTAGGGGTCTGCGTAAGCTGCTTGTCCACCAATGCCCACGCATCGTCCAGTTCGCCAGCGTCAGAAAGCCTTGTGGCTTCCTTCATCGCAAACTCGAAAGCCTGGGACACGGTATCACTCAGCTTCTGAGCTTGCCCATGCTGCTTGACCATGACTTTAGACATTAGTGGGAAATCCTATGAACCTTTTCGGTCGTCTTGAGATAGGGGTAATCGCTGTTAATCACATCAATGGCGCGTTTGTAGTGGTCGCGCTTGAAAATATCTAGTCCGTACTTGTGGCGAAGCTCGAGAATCACCACCGGGGGGATCACTGCATACAGCCAGAAGTCACGTTTAATGCCTGAATCCGTCAGACCGTCATTGCGCAGAATTCGCGCATAGTCCAGAACAGGCTCAACGTCCTGCCTGTAGTGAATGCTCAGTTTGTCATCTTCATGCGCCACCCACGTTTCAACGCCGGCAGGATTCTTGTCCACAAACTCAGCCATAAACACTCCAAAAGAAGGGGCGAGATTGCTCCCGCCCCTTGGGTCACACTACCTCACGCACACGCAACCACTTTGGTCGACGCAACAGGATTGCGCGCAACCAGGGTGTATTCAGCCAGCATCTGCCGCTTCTCACCGTCGCCAGTCTTAGCCAGCGGCTCGGTGAACGGCTTGCGCAGGAACGCGACCGCCCAGTATTCCGGGTCGATACCCAGAACCACCGACGAACGCATGTACCGCGACAGCACCACCATATGCGGCGAGCCATAGCCCGACACATACATGTTAGCCGCGCCCACAATCGCCGCCTGCTTGGTGGGAGACGCATCCACGAACCGGGTCGCAATACCCGTAAAGGCGTCAATCGCGGTTTTCTGCGTAGAACCCGCCAGAATCACTCGCGGATCGCCACCGTCAGCCCACGCATTCGCCAGCGACAGCTTGAGGTTAACCTCAGTCAGCGCGCCAGTCGTCGTGCCGTCCGTCGGGGAACCGACCACACCACCGGAGAACCCGGTCGTGGAAGCCGACGCCGTCGTGGTCGCGCGCACACCGTTGCCAGAGTTATCCGAAGTCGTGATCCACGACTCCATCGACGCCAGCGAACGAGCCGTGGTAGCACCACCGACCGAGGAAGCCTGATTGGTAATCAGCGACGATTCCATATCGCGCTTCAGTTCCTTCATCAGCTTCACGCCGAGTCGGGCGATTTCCGACTTGCGACCAGCCTTCTTGCTGGCCTCAACCGTGCCCGAAACGAGGAACGTCTTGCGGCTGATCTGGCAATAGTTGCCAAGCCGCAGGCCGCCCTGCGCAGTCGCAAACGACGCGTCGTCGCCTTCAACCTGACGGTTAGCCGCAGCAGCAGCCAGCGTGTCAGACAGCCATTCGTGGTAGACGTTTTCCGCCTCCACCTTGTCCAGATTAGACAGCGCCCACGTATCCATGGGGTCCAACAGCCAGATCACATCTTCCAAATCCTCGCGGATGTTGGTGTCCATCGTGATCGAACCTGCAACCGATTTGGTCCAGGTAGTACCTGCAACTTGTGCCATTTTCTAGCCTCCGAATATCTTCCCGATTCTGTCCTCAACTACCTTTTTGCGAGCCAGCGGATCGCTTTCGGTAGCCTTGACAGCTTTCATGAATCCTAATTTGTCTTTGGTAGCAGATGGCATGGGGCGCGTGGATTGAGCCTGCGCAGTCGGGGATAGCTTAGTGATCGGCTTAGCCCTCGCCTGCAATTGGTCAAACATCATCGCCTTGTAAAGCGTCTTTGCGTGCCGTGGATCAATGATGTTGGAAAGCTCGATTTCCGTGTACCCGTCGCCTTTAGCGTGGGACATGATCTCGCCCTTTACCTTCTCATTCCAACCGGGGATGGACTTGGAGATAACATCCGCCGCTTGCCGTTCAAGCTCCTGCATTGCACTCTGGTGCTTCTGCTGAAACTCTCCCTGCTTGCTCTGGATGGCGTGCACCAATTCCGCCCTGCGGCGATCCAACAGCATCAAATCCTGCTTCTGATCTGCTGATAGCGACGCCCAATTGTCAGTCAGTTCCTTGGTCTGCGCGTCGATCATCTGGATCGTCTGCGCCTCCTGAGTCACTGACCCGTAGAATTCTCGCTCAAGCTGGGCGACCTTGAGCTGACTCTGCAATGTCTCGGTTTCACGCCGCTGGTTCGCAAGTTCTTGCGTTTTGCGGGTGTAGTCCGACTTGTGCATGAATGCATCTTTGAGCGGTTTTGGTACTTGATACCGTGAACCGTCAAACTCGATTTCGTCGAACTCACTGCCAGGATCGCCGGTCGATTCAGCAGAGGCTTCAGTCTCTGGC